CTGGAGCTGGAAGACCATGAGTGGCGCCGCAGGTACGAGCAAGGGCGGAAACCGGGTGCCGCATGAGCCAGCCACCCGGAGCCCCGCCGGAAGACTGGGAGCGCCGGAAGGACCGCGTCACGCGGAAGCTCATCGAGGACGTGGATGGCATCAAGCAGATGGTTTCCAGCTTCGACGAGCATCTCGAATCAAAGACGAAGTCCTTTGTGACGTGGCAGGGACTGGCCGGCTCCGTGGTGGCCCTGGTGGGGCTCATCTTCCTGGTGGTGGGGGCGCTGATGACTCCAGTGAAGGAGACCGCCACCCAGACGCGCATCGAGATGAAAGAAGCGCGCAAAGACCTCGCGGAAGAGGTGAAGGAATTGAAGCAGGACGTCTCCAGGAAGGTGGAGAAAATTGATGCCCGCGTTGAGGCCGTCTACCGCGTGACGGTGGAAGGCAAGCCGCGTGGGCCAGTGAAGGAAGAGGCCAACCGCAGAACCGAGGAGTGAGAAATGGAAGCCATCGCGACACCGGAAAACCTGGAAGCGTTTCTTGGGCTCATCGTGGCCGCCATCAAGGGCGGGCAATGGCCTCTCCTGTCCATCCTGACGCTCATCCTTGGCGTCTGGGCCATCCGGAAGTACCTGGGCCCCAAGCACCCGGCGCTGCTGACGGGCGCTGCTGGGGCGAGCCTGAACATCCTGGCGGGCTTTCTGACTGCCGTGGGCGTGTCGCTCATCGGCGGGATTCCGTTCACCTGGGCGCTGGCGGGGTCGGCACTTCTTTCGTCCGTGGCGGCCGGATGGTTCTCTCTGGCGAGTGCGCTCCTTCCGGGCACCTTCAAGCGTGGTGACGCTCCGGCATCCATCACCGCAGCCGAGAAAGCCGGACTTGCCGCCGCAGTCACCGCCAAGCCTCCCACCTCGGACTCAATCGCCAATGGGCCGTAGGTTTACAGTTGGGTACCGACTCTCAACCATCGCCCTGGTGCTGGCGCTCGTCTCGCCAGTCCGAGCCCAGGACCGGATGCGCCAGATTCCCCCGGCTCAAACGGAGCTCGTCTCTCATCCGGATTGGATTCTGACTCCAGAAGGGAAAGAGCGGATTGACGACACCGTGGCCCGAATGGACCGGGAGCTATTTCAACTCCGAGTTGAGAACTCATCCCTCAGAGCCGACGTGACGGAGATGGCAGCGAAACCGGCGTTGACGTGGAAAGCGGTTGCCCTGTTCGTCGGGGTAGGGCTGGTGACTGGCGTGACTGTTGGCGTACTGGTTTCGAGGTGAGCCCGTGTCCTGCCCGACGTGCTCGGAAGATGGGGAGTACTTCGCCGGGACACCGAAGGCAGAGGCCCTTCACTTCCTGCAACGAATGCTCTGGGCAAGCCATCGCGCCAGACAGGCCGAGGAAAGGAAAGAGTGTCCAAGTCGGGTAGCGCTGGACGAGCTGGCTTCAATCGCCTTCCGGCTAGATGACTTGATTACGGGGATTATTGAAGCGGAGTTTCACTGAGGCTACGGCTTCTCCTGGGTCTGACGGGCGAGGGCTCCACGTATCCTAGAAAGCAGGCCGTCCAGTATGTGGCGCACAGGGTCGTGGCGAAGGCTGATCCTGTAGGCGTCGAGAGGTCCGAGGGCCTCCTCTAGCAGTGCTCGCTCGGCGGCGAGTTGGGCGCGGAGGTCGCGCTGCATCATCACGATGTCCTCCTCGTCTGGTACGAACACCTCCCGGTTCTGGTCGTGCGCCCAGATGTAGCCATTGTCTGGCTCATACCAGAGGTCGCCAACCGGCTTGCGCTTCTTCTCGTCACTCACGATTCACCTTCCTTGGATGGGGTGGCGCGCGGCTTTCCGCACCACACGCACGACTCTTTCATGAAGTGATTGGCGTGGTGACACTCGCAAACCCAGTCCCGCCCCTTGCGCGGCACCATCTCCAGCTTCAGATACTGCTCCGGCTCGTACGGTTTCAGCGGAGGGCATTTCCCGTCGTGGATGTTTCCGCACTCTCGACACTCCTCCCGCTTCTCCACCTGGGGCGCGCTGTTCGCATCGGCCAAGCGCTTCTTCCATGCAGCCAAGTCCCGGTCCTGTCGCTGCTCCCACTTTATGCAGCGCTCGCAGTATGGGTCATAGGCTGCGCCCTTGGAACGCTCATTCACTTCGATGCAGCGCGCAGAGTGCGGGGGCGCGGCGTGGTTGATGGTTGATGGTTTAGTGTCAACCGGGAGCAGGGCGAGGATTGCGTCCCGGACTGAGTTCGGAATCTCGCAAGACTCGCAGTCGCAATCGTCGGGATGGTCAAAGACGCCATGCCCGTGTGCCACCTTCGCGCACCGCTCGATGGTTTCTTGCTCGATGGTGGCGAGACGGGCGCGGAGTTCCTGGTTTATGCGGTCGGTCTTCACTGTCCCTGCGATTACTTCGGTGTTCGTGGCGATCCAGGCCTCGCGGTCCGCCTTCAGTGCGTCCCTCTCCGCTCGAAGGGAGGCGTTCAGGTCTGCGCCGCATTCGCAGTCCGTGTCGTCTGCGTGCCGTTTCGGACAGCGGGCGCTGTGTTCAAAGTTGCTCATCATCGCTTCACCTTCTTCTTCGTCTTGGGTTTGGGGGTGGCGAGCAAGAGAGGCTGGCAGGCGGTACACGCTCGGGAGGGGTCCCAACGGCAAACATCGTGGACCTTGCCGCCATTGGCCTTGGTTTCGTCCGGTGCGCGGGTCATCTACTTCTCTCCTTCTTCGACACGAGCGGCGAGCGCAGCTTCAACGTCTGCGCGCACAAACGCCAGTGCACGCGGAATCCATGAGGCCCATGGCGGGAGGCCTTGGTTGACCAACGCGGTCTCGACGTGCTTCAGGTTCATCAGCGTGAATTCGTCCAGCTTCGGCTCGTACGTCGCTCCCCCATCCTTCGGTTTCGGGGTCATGGACGCACCTCGAAAGCATGGAACGCAGGGACGGACTCCACATCAACCTCGAAAACCTTGTCAGGACCACAGCGCTCCCATTCGTCGCCAGCCTCACAGAGCGTGACCTCGACGCTGGTTGGAAACTCCCAGTCAGAGAAATGCTTCTCGACGAAAGCTTCGGCGGCTTCCGGACATGTGCCGTATGGGACATGAATCTTGTCCGCGTGCTCGAACGAATCACCTCGGTCCGCGCGCCAGCATCGATAGTTCATCGTCCATCCTCCAGGGCGGCGCGTGCGGCCCGGAGCGTTGTCCAGCGTCTCTCGATTGCTCTCGGGCTGGGTCCTGCATTGGGGTCACATCCGGTGCAAAATCGCTCGCACGGTGGCGAATGCTGAGGCTTCCAGTTCTCTTCCACGGGCTCACGCCAAAGGCGCTCGTTCTCCGCCTCCAGCCTCCGCACTCTCTCCGCTTGGCGCTTCACTTCGGCCAGGGCTGCGTCTCTTTCGTTGATGAACTTCCAGACCTCAGCCAATGCCGCATCGCGACCGGCCTTCGTGCCCGCCAGTTCGGAACGGAGGAGGGCTGTCTCGGCTGGGTCGTTCCGGGCCGGACACTCCATGCAATGCCATCCGCCTGGGGTTTCTCGAATCACGTGGCCCTGCTTGTGCTCGCTCACGTCGTCTCCATTTCTGATTCTGGGATAGGGGAGGTCACGGTTGCGCCATGGGCTCACGGTAGTAGTGGTGCCCTTTGGGCCAGAGCATCTTGTGCCCGTCGTCGCGTGACCCGCCGGGCGTGCAGAAGGCGCCGTGACACTTCAGGCAGCGCGTGTTGGTGCAACAGGTCCTGAGCACCAAGGTCACGTGGCAGATGTTGCATTTTAGGGTGTCAGCCATGGCGCCTCCTCATCCAGAAGGGGCTCACTTCCCCACCACCTTGATAGCCGCATGAAGCTTGTCGATTTCAGCGTGAGTAAATCCGGCCGTCTTCCCGAGGATTGTCATCGCCCGGGTCTGGAGCTGGGTTGACGAGAGTCGGAACTCTCCGCCGAGCGCGTGGAATCGCATCGTGGGAGTGTTGATGTATTCGTCTGCCGCTGGCTCTGAGGGAGGGGGCGGGGCCGGCTCTTCCGTGGGCATCGGGGGCTCCTCCTGTTCCGGGGGCTCGGGGACCAGCGCAAAGCCGTTTTGAAGCTCCGTCTCCAGGCGCACAACGTCCGGGAGGGTGAGGTCTTTCGACTCCTTCACCGCTCCAAGGCACTGCGCGGTCCACTGGCCGAAGTTCTCCTTCGTGGCCCCCAGCTTCTCGGCCGCCTTCCAAAGCATCAGCCGACGAAGCTTCAGCGCCGCGAGCTCCGTCTCGTCCGCCTTGGGTTCGGGCTTCGCTCGGACAGTCTTCGCGGACGCCTGGGGCTGCGCCACCTTCGCCCCCTCAATCACCTGCCCCTCCGCAATCACCTCTTCCTTCGCTGGCTCGGAAGAAGCCGCGTCCATCTGAAGCGGGTTCAGGTCGCGCTCCGGCTTGTGACCAAAAGCAATGGCCTCGTCCTCCTCGAATACGCCCAGCATCAGGTCCGGGAAGACCGCCCGAGCCAACGCGGAAGCGCAGCGAGCGCGGCACATCGCAGCCGGATACTTGCGCCAGTTGTCGCCGCCCAGTCCAGCGCGGCTGGCGTCTTCCATGGTGAAAGTCATCCGCGTGGGTTGCGGCTCGCCTTTGCGATGCGTCTCGTAAACGGCCCGGAGCGCGGTGGACTCCACCATCCGGAAGAAGATGCATTCAGGGTGACGCTTCGTCAGGGCCACCTGAAGGTCCGCGGACATGACCGCCTTCCCCTTGATGACGTGAAGCCCGCGAATCGCCTGCATCGGAGACAGGCCCAGCTCCGTTCCGGTGATGAGCATCACCAGCACGTCCCCCGGCTTTCCCCGGAGAGAGTCTGGCAAGAGCGCCGACTTCGAGAGTTGCTGCGCCAGCTTGTCCGCCTGCTCCAGGTTCTGCGGGACGAATGGCGTGATTGCGCTAGTGCTCATTGGCTGCGTCTCCAGTTGCTTCGATTTTGAAAGTCTCTGACTCGGGCTCGATGTCCACGCCTGGGGGGATTTCGCCCGTCTTCTCTACGGACGCCTTCACCACGTCCCACGCAACCTCCACCTTCATCCGAACGCAGTTGGCCTCGACAGGTTGGGACATCGCCCACGCCAACAGCGCCTCTTTGTCTCCAATCACCGGCCGTCCGCCTGTCTTCCGAAAGGAGACGGTGCCATGAGGAAACGAGCGGGATTTCTTGGAACTGATGCCAATCAGCGTCTTTCGGTTCGCCCGGACATACTCTTCAATCACGCCCTCGAAGAAAGCCGCGTCATGGGCAGCCGAGGCGTTCAGCTTCTCCGTCTTGGCTTTGATGCGGGCAATCGCCGCAGCCGCTACCGCGTCATTCTCCTGGATGAAGCGTCGCGACTCCGCCAGCCGTCGCATTGCCCAGTCCAACGTGTCGAGGCCCTGGACCTTCCAACGCTCCTTCCATCCCGGCTCGTTTTCGTCGAATTCAACCACCTCGATTTCTTCGCTCATAAGACGCCCTCGAACAGAAGCTCCACTTCAGCAACGCTGCACTCTTGGCAAATCCCATTCTTCGAGAACCGACACGCCCCACAGGCAAGCCCGCTTCCATCGCAGTCCTCGCAGGAGATTTCGCGGGCCCTCGGGTCATTCATGTTGCGGTCGGAACAGGTGCCGGAGCCGTCGCAGCTTGAGCACGGAGGCCCTCTCGGCTCGTCCCGGAAGCTCATGACCGCACCTTCTGCGCCGCTTCCATCACTTCTAAATCAGTCGCATCAGAAGGAAGCCCAAGGTCTTCCCGAGCAGCGAAATCAGCCCTAGCCGCCTCCGCATAGGAATCCACATAGGCAACCCACGACTTACAGTCGTAGCAAATGCCGCAAGTGTCACCCTCATCTCCACAGGGCTGGCCATTCTCAAGAAAGCCCGGGGTGCTCATATCCCAATCTCCCCGATGACGTAGGGGATGGCCGCCTCAGCGTCTTCCTGAACTCGCTCCACCGCTCGAAGCGCTTCCCAGGTCCTCACCGCGTCTTCGATGGCATCGAAGTAGTCGTCGGGATAGGCAGACTCCCTTCGGACCTCTGCCTGAATCCTCTGTAACCGAGACATTGCGGCGAGGTGCTGCGCTTTCTGGTGCGTCATTGGCGGCCTCCTGGGTGGTTACAGAATATACACCCATTTGGTCGGTGCAAGTCAAGCGTGTTGCCAATGGTTGCAAACACTGATATTTCAGGTGATACCATTGCCCGCTGTCGGATGTAGGGCTAAATAAGAGGAGCGAACAGATGAAAAAGAGGAGGCCCAAGAGCGTGGCGCCCGAATTTCCCCCAGCAGACCCTGATGACGAAGTGAAGCCCGGCCAGGTGCGGCTACAGAAGCGCGAATGGGACCGCCTGAAGCGAATCGCCGCAACCGAGAAGAAGTCCATGAACGACGTCATGGCCTTCTTCCTCAAGTGGGCCGGCGACGATTACGAGGCCGCGAAAATGAGAAAGCCGAAGAAATAATCACCCACAGTGACATCCAGTGGGTGTGTAATCTCGGTGTTTCAGTCGGTTGCGTTTTTTGACTTCGTTGGTTTCACCGTTATTCATTTTTGGGTGTGCCGAATGATTGACAGTCAACTGTCCATTGGCGTATCTGCCACCCGCATTCCGGCCTCGCGACCGGCTCCGTTTTTCTTTCTGCGTTGTCAGCAGCACCGCCCGCAGCCCTGGTTCGCGAGACTGGGTTTGCCGAGGCGGTGGTTTGTGCAAGGGGGGACGCAGATGGTGATGGAAGACGCATTCCGCGGAATCATCCAGGAAGAGTTGGCCAAGGTGGTTGCGGCCGTGCGCGAAGAAGTTCGGAAGGCGCAAGCAGACCTTCCCGCCGCAAAGGCCCCCGTCGCACCGCTCCTCAATATGAAGCAGGTCGCTGCACGTCTGGGCGTAGAGGCTCCGACGGTGCGCGCCTATATCGACCAGGGCCTGCTCGTTGGCTCGAAGGTCCGAACCCGCTGGATGGTTCGCCCGGAAGACCTGGAGGCGTTCTGCTCCTCAAAGAAAGAGCGGGCGCCCAGCAACGATGACCAACTCACCCGCATCCTCCGTCGAGTCCAGGGCGCCTAGTGAAACACGTCTATCCCAAGGATGGTCGCCTCTATCTCCGCGTGAAGGTCGCGGGGAAGTGGAAGGGCATTCCGACGGACTACAGGCCGGGCCAGGAGCAACAGGCCAGGGCTCTCCTCGACCGCCTCCTGGAGAAGCTGGCGGCCGGCGAGTCGGTGATGGGCCACACCGGCCCGGTCACGGTTGAGGGCTACTTCAGGCAATGGATTGAGGCCCGGAAGACGAGCATCGGCACCTGGAAGAATGACGAATGCACCATGCGCCTCCACGTCCTCCCGACGCTCGGGGCGATGAAGATTGGAGAGGTTCGGCCGCTTCATCTCAAGGCGCTGGTGACGAAGTGGCGAAAGACGATGGCGCCCAAGTCGGTCTGGAATCACTACTCCAGCATCTCGGCCATGTTTCGTGATGCGTGCATTGAGGACCTTCTGGGCGGAACCCCGTGCATCCTCACTGGGCATCAGTTGGGACCGAAGGAGCCAAGAGACCCGGACTACAGAATCAAACACGTCTACACGCGGGCGGAACTAGAGCGGCTGATTTCGGACGAGCTCGTCCCGATGGACAGGCGCGTTGAATACTCGCTCAAGGGAGTCGCCGGCCTCCGCCACAGCGAAGCATCTGGACTGACGTGGGACCGGTTCGACGTGGGCGAGGCGAGTCCGCTCGGGATGATGTGGATTCACGGCAAGGGCGGCATCAAGAGGCCCGTGCCCATCCACCCCACCCTCGCGGCAATCATGGCGGAGTGGCGCCTCTTCGGCTGGTCGAAGATGATGGGCCGGAAGCCGACCCCGGAAGACTTGGTGATACCGATGCCCATGGACTTCGAGTCCCGCCCCGGTGGCCGGCGCCTGAAGTGGAATTCTCGGGACTTCATCGAGAAGGATTTGGCCGTGCTCGGCATGCGGCACCGCGGCGGACACGACCTCCGGGCCACGATGATTTCCCTCGCCCGCTCAGACGGCGCCGCCCCCACCATTCTCCGTCGCACCACCCACAAGCCTCCGCGCGAAGTGTTGGAGGGTTACACGACTTACGAGTGGGACGTGGTCTGCCGTGAAGTGTCGAAGTTCAAGATTCAGCGCAAACAAACCGGAAAGATTCTCGCGATTCCGAAGGCGTCCGTCGTAGCCGCCAACGGGTTTGCTACTCCCTTTGCTACGACAGAGAACCAACCAATGGCTTTCACTGGTCGAAATCAAGAGCCGACACCCGGACTTGAATCGGGTGTCCACGTCGTCAAACACCTCCAAACAGCGTTGGAGCCAATTCGCTCCAACATGGAAACGCGGGCTTGCGCTTCGGACCCTGGCGAAAACGCCGATGGAGGCGGCGAATCGGCGCTGGATGCGCGTAGCAGCGTAGCAGCTTGCCTTGCGAGCGCTCGTCTGTCCTGGACGGAAACCGGGGACAAGTCGGAGCTTCGGAAGGCGCTCTTCGAGATTCTGGCGCGGCTGGAAGGAGGTGACCTTTGAGCGTCGCCTCCATGGTTCAAGACTCCCTCCTGGGTTGGCGGGCCAAGGCCCCGAGCAAGGCCGTTGCTCTTCGGGACCTGCTGGCGGATGGCCGGTGGCATGGGCAGCGAGCCCTCCAGGCCGTTGCTGGGATGCGGTTTGGTGCGCGCCTCTTTGACCTCCACAACGAAATCGACGTGGCCTCCGGGACCGCCCCGCTCCACTACGAGAAGGAGTTCGTGGGCGGGGATGATTCCAACGTCCGCTATCGCGCCACCGACAAGGCTCATTGTTCCGTGTGTTCGGACGAGGCCCGCAAGCGCCCGGCAACCGTCATCGCGGAATTGAGGGCCCGCGTTGCGGATCTAGAGGCGGAGAATGCTCGGCTTCGGGGCGAGCAATGAAGTTCGTCATTCTTCAGAAAAAGGGCTCCGTTGAGGTCGCCGTCTTCATCTCCTCCCCTCCAGAGAAAGAGAGGGAGCAGATGGTTCAGCACCTGAAGTCCCTCGCCCTTCAGGAAGAGGCGGTGTCTCCATGAGCGGCCAGAAGCCACGCGACCCCGACGCGGGCAAGGTCATCGGCGGAAAGTTCGTCCTCCCGAGCGGCAACATGATGCAGGCGAGTTGTCATCACCGAAAGGCCGGGGCGTGTGGCGGATGTTACGCGCGGTTCTATGTGCTCATTGATGATGTTGAAGCCGTTGTGCTTGCGGACCCGGCAGAGGCGCTTCGCCTGATTGTCGATCTCGGCACCAGGATGAAAGCGGAGAGCGGCCGATGACTTCGCCAGAATCTCGCTACCGCTCCACGGAGGTCCGCGCCCGTCTTGCGGATGAACGGAAAGCAGACCCCAGAACCAAAGTCTTCACCCCTGCTCAACTTCGGCGGATGCGTGAAGCGTTAGCGGATGGAGTCACGCAAGAGGATGTCTGCTCCATGTTTCGGATTCAGCGGACGACTCTTCGCCAGTTGATGAAGGAGGCGCCGTGATTCGCACCGTTGCCGCCCTCTTTGTTCAGACGAACGGCGCCTACTTCAATCTCCCGGACGTTGACCCCTGGGACGAGAAGCGGGACGCGCGGAAGTACGCCGGTCCGCATCCGATTGTGGCGCATCCGCCGTGCTCCAGGTGGTGCCGGCTCGCCGGTCTTGTTGAGGCGCGGTGGGGCCACAAGCGCGGCGAGGATGGTGGCTGCTTCGCTTCGGCGCTGAATTCCGTTCGGACATGGGGCGGCGTCCTCGAGCACCCGGCCTATAGCGATGCGTGGCCGGCGTTCACTCTTCCGGAGCCGTCACGTCATGGCGGGTGGCAGCGCGGAATCTGCGGCGGATGGTCGTGCCATGTGGAGCAGGCCCGCTATGGGCATGACGCGAAAAAGGCGACGTGGCTCTACTCTTTCGGGGCCGCTCCTCCGACGATGCGCTGGGGCCACGTCCCGGACCGGGACGTGAAGGCGTTGGTTTCGTGGTGCGGAAACCGCGTGCGGAGTGGCGAGAATCGACCCCGTCTCGGCAAGGCCGCGGCGTCGCGTACACCCACCGCCTTCCGTGACGAGTTGCTCTCTATCGCCCGGAGCGTGGCGCCATGATTCGAGACTTCGTTCTAATCGCAATGGTGCCCGGATTTGTCCTGGCCCTTCTCTATGCCTTCACCATGGCAGGGAGAGAGGACAAGAAGGCTTGTGATGGGTGTGCGGATGGGCGGTGTCCTTTGCATGGTCCGACGGTGGGGCTGTGAGGGCCGCCCGGAAGATGGACGTTCACTTCTCCTCCAAATCTCCGGAGTGGGAAACGCCGGCCGACCTCTTCGAGAAGCTGAACGCGGAGTTCAACTTCACCCTGGATGTCTGCGCCACGGGCGAGAACGCGAAGTGCGCGCTCTACTTCACCCCCGCGGTGGATGGGCTCAAGCAGGGATGGGCCGGCCAGACGTGTTGGATGAATCCGCCGTACGGCCGAGAGATCGGCGCATGGGTCGCGAAGGCCGAAGAGGAGGCCGCTCGTGGAGCAACCGTGGTTTGCCTGCTTCCGGCCAGGACGGACACGCGGTGGTTCCATCGGTGGATTTGGGACGCCAAGCGCGATCGCCCGCGTCGAGGCGTGAAGCTTCGACTGCTCCAGGGCCGGCTCACATTCAGCAACGCGGAGGCATCAGCACCGTTTCCGAGCTGCATTGTTGTTTTCAAATACTGACGTTCACGCAACACCCAAACGGAGGGAAGCGCCCATGGAAGACTCGATAAAGACACTCGACGGAGCCCTGTCCGCTTATGAGCGCGAGGCCCTGCTTCGCTCCGAAGTCCTTGCGCTCCAGAAGCAGGAACTGGAAGCGCGGGCGAAGGAGAACACCCCGGCCCGAATCAGCGCGTGGGACGAAGACCACTCCCTCAGAACAACCGCCCTTCGGCTCGAAGCCGCATTCCACGCGCGGGAGCCAGTCAGGTTCAGGGAGAACCTAGCCACGGCAGCAATGAACGGGATTTTGGTTGCACATCCGGACGTGGACGCGAAAGCCCTCGCGTCCCGCTCTGTTGAAATCGCTGACGCGATGTTTTCCGCGCTTCGGCAACCCGGCCAACCGTAGCGAACTTTTCACCTCTGACCCGGCGATGTGGGGACGGGTCAGGGACATCACTTTTGAAGTTGGAAGGGGGAGCAGTGAGATTGCCGTACCTGCAGGTGACGCAAGAGACGTGGACCAAAGCCCGCGAGCTTTCCGGGCTCCTTGGCGTGGACCGTCACCGAGCCATGGGGGTCATCGTCGACCTGTGGGCGTGGGCGCTCGAACTTGGGCCCAAGGAGGAGGCTCCCACCGGGGAACTCGTGAGCCCGAACGCTCTGCGCCGGTTAGCGGCAAGTGTCGAGTTCTGGCAAGAGAAGTCCGTCGACTTGGCGGAGGCGCTCCAGGACGTTGGTCTGATTGAGTGGGACGCCGACGGATGTAACGAACGGGTCCGCGTCAGGGGCCTGGACCGATACCGGCGCACCTGGGAGAAGAACAAGCGGCGAAAGGTGCCGGAAACCGGCGCGGAGAATGCCGGTCCAGCGCCGCAACCGGCGCGTAAGACGTATACGCAGACGCAGACGCAGAAACTACTTCCTACGGAAGTAGTAGTTCCGCCGCCGACTTCCGGAAATCCGATAGCCGCGATGGGCGCCGTCAACATCCCGTCCGTCGTCCAAGGCGCAGAACCGGACAGACGCGCCGAGCCGCTCCCACGAGTCGCCGTCTCCATTCAAAAGCCGACGAAGGCCGTAGAACTTTGGGACGGGGACGACTTCTGGGCCTGGGCTCAAGACCGACGCCAAGCGGGAGGACGAGTCGCGGAGCGCGGAAAGCCCCGGGGCCTGGGCTCTTGGTTTTCGGCGGCGCTCATGACCGAAGGCGTCACGGCCGCCGCGTTGAAAGAGGCCTTCTATGCCTACAGCGAGGACCCGTTCTGGGACGCGAAGGGCTTCCCGTTCGCCGGCTTCGTTTCTCAGTGGGACAAATACACCCGGAAGGAGAGTCATGCCCGCACCGCGTGAAAGCGAAGACGTGACCGTGGTGGCGAAGATTCCCTGCGCCGCTTGCGGATGCGAGCCGAAGACATCGGCCAAGGTCTGGGAGCAGTGGCTCTGCTACCCATGCATCGCGAAGTGGGACGCGGATTTTCCGAGCGATTCGGAATGGTACGCGAGCCATCCGGAAGACAGCGCGAGGTTCGCAGCGAAGAAATCTCTGACAGCGCAGTGGGTTCAAATCCAAGCATCGAGGGCCGCATGAAGTGTCCGAATTGTGCCGGGCAAGGATTCACGGTCACGCGAGAGCCGAACAAATTAATCACCGACCGTTGCGACGCCTGTCGCGGAACCGGCGAGAAGGCCCCTATCCGCCCCGTGGTGCGACGTTCACCAGTCCTCCCGGGTCCACAACCCCTCCGAGTCTACGAGCCCCTACAGGCCCGCAAGGCCTACGTGGAACAGACGGACTGGAAGCTACCTGAGGTTCAGAGTGGGAAGAGGTGGAGGAATTGAGCGACTCGGCCGAGAACGAAAGAGAAGCGCTCAAGGTGGTCTATTTCGTGGCGGGCTTCGTCTTCGCCAACATTCTCTCCATCATTGGCTTCTGGGTGGTGGGCCGATGAAGACTTTCCTCTGGTGGATGGGATGGGTCTGGGCGCTGCCAGTCACCGCGGCCGGGTTTCTCTTCGCCGCCCTGACTCTTTGTTCTCTGGATGGGTTCCGTTCTGGCGCCAGCTTCTGGACCGCCAGCGAATGGCTCCACAAGAATTTCTTCCAGCGCTTCGGGATGGGGGCGTTTTGCTGGGGGGCGGTAATCGTCTCGCGACAGAACGGCCCGCTAACTCCGACCGGAATTGCCCACGAGCTCGTCCACTTCAAGCAGGCCCGGATATTCGGAATCTTCCTTCCGCTCGCGTACGGGATTGGAGCGTTGTGGGCGCTGGCTCAAGGAAAGAAGGCTTACCGAGACAACTTCCTGGAGAAGTGGGCCAGGGACGAGGCGGGGCAATGAGGGCGTCACCGTCATTTATTGCCCCGGGCATCATCTGCGCGGACTGCGGCAAGGCGGCACCACGAACGGGCCCGGTCCAGAAGTACTGCCGCCCGTGCTCTGAGCGTCGTGACCTTGTCCGAAAAGGATTGTGGGCGAAGGAGAACCCACAGAAGCCGAGAGCCCCCGAAAGCTTGGCGGGCAGTAAGATGCGTCGCAAGGCGAAGGCGACTGCCGTGGGCAAGGCGGCCAGTGCCGGCGAGTCGCGCGGGATAACGTGGATGGACTCCCCGCCCCCCGACCTGCTTTGGATGGTTCGGGTCTCCGTCCCATTCACCTATCGGATTTCCAAGAACGCCCTGTTCGGAACCACGCGCAGGGGCCACGTCTACCTTCGAGAAGAGGCCAGGGCCGCTCGGGAATCCGTTGTCTGGGCAATCAGGCGGGCGATGCGTGACCAGAGGGTGGCCAACAACAAGCTGTGGATCGACATCCTGGTTCAGAAGCCGAACCACAAGGGCGATGCGGTCAACGTCTTGGACTCCGTGTGTGATGGAATCAAGAAGGCCATTCCCCTGGATGACCGTTGGTACTGCATTCGGCGCATTGACTGGCAAATCGTAAAAGAGGACCCGCGCTTGTTCATTGGGATAGGCCAGGACTCCGACGTGGACTCTCAGGCGTGCTCTGTCTGCGGGCGCATCCTCGCTATGGACCTATTCGGAAAGAACGCAGGGAACAAAACCGGGGTTTCGCGCGAGTGCAGCGAGTGTCGTAACGCAATCCGCCGCAAGCCCAAGGCCCGCCGAGAAGATGACGCGAGCAACCCGAGGGTGGTGGTTACTGTCGAGGCAGCGGAATGAGAGACCGCCCCTATCCCCAGTCGGTCCTAGACCTTCAGGCAATCATTAACGACTGTCCGGACAAGCAAACCCGGGAAGCGCTCAAGGCGTGGCGAGAACGGCGAATCGGCATCCTCACCTGTGAAACCGTCATGTCCGGAGCGGTGTCGCGCAACACAGAGGCCGGCCCGAAGCTACTGGCGGCACAGGAGACCAACGCACGAAAAGGCATGGGCAACACCGTCGCAGAAGAATGCATCGAGGTCGAAACCAGAACCCCGAGAGCGCCGTATCTGGACAACGTAACGCGCCGCTTCTGGCTTGTGGTCGTGAAGCCGTGACTACCCCAGCAGACTCACCGACTTTCCCGACAGGGCGAACATCAAGGCCAGCACTCCGCAAGCAAAGGCAAGTCGGCCCATCTCAGCAAGCTTCGGGTTTGCGGCCAGGGCGTAGACCAGGGCACCAGCGACAGCGACAAGAAGTGGGATGACGGCGATTAGCATTCGAGCAGGCTACACCGGACCAATTGCGACCATGGACGGTCGTATTTGTTCCACGTGAAATTTGAGCAGTACTGAACGGACGCGCAACACCGAAGGGGGACACCCATGAGTTGTGAATGCGGCTGCGGGAGACCTGCGGCTCCGGGCGGACTGCTCAGCTGGGCTTGCTACAAGCAACGCAAGCGCACCGGCTCCACCACCAGGACGAGCAAGACCAAAACCATCAGGCACACATCCCCCAAGGAGATGCTTCTGGAGGCTGTCCGGAATCTTGCCGAGGCGGATGGAATCGAAGGCAAAGAGTGGGACAGGGCGCAAAGCCGGTTCTGGATGGCGGTTCGCCGCTACATGAATCGCAAAGCTAACAGCGTCCAAAGGGCGACACAGACTCCACGTCGAGGCTGAACCCAGACGGCCTCACAATCCCCTCCGGCGAGGGGCTCTAATTGCAGGAGGTCTGCGGGCTTTGATATTCCGGGACCATGGATTTGGAGCGCCCAAAGAGGCGGAAGCACCGCGCCACGGGCGGAAAACCGGGCGGTCGCCGCGAGGGTGCCGGACGCCCGAAATCCACGCCAGAGGAGTATCGCGAAAAGTTCTGGGCCAGATCCGCGCCGGAGCCAAACACGGGCTGTTGGTTGTGGACTGGCTGCGTGCGCCGCGACGGGTACGGCCTGTGGCACAAGACGAGCGCGCACCGGGTCGCATGGGAGCTAGAACGAGGCCCCATTCTGGGCCAGCTGTATGTTCTGCATCGTTGCGACAACCGGGCCTGCGTGAATCCAGCCCACCTGTTTCTTGGGACGCACGCCGACAATATGGCGGACATGGTGGCCAAGGGGCGGGCGCGGGCTGGGCAGTGGGGACCGGGAGATGAGCGAGCCCGGAGCAAGAAAGCACCGGGGCACGGGTAAGCCCAGGGGCGGCAAGCGCGACGGAGCGGGCAGGCCGGAAGGCTCCACGAACACCCTGGAGTACGGGCAAGTCAGAGCCGTCAAAGCGGCCGGCCTGCGGGTTCCCGTGGACGCAAACCCAGAAGAGCGGGAGCTGGCCGACGAGTGCCTGGGCACCATCACTAGCGTGATGCGCGGGGAAATCAGCTTCGTTGAGGCTGGCGTCCGGATGAAGGCCGCCACCCATCTCCGCGAAGAAATCTGCGGCCCGATGGCGAAACAGGTGAATCTGGCAGACGCCAATGGGGACCCGCTCCAGGTATCCGTGAACATCAACCTGGGCGAGCCGTGAGCCCGGCCCTCGCCATCAACTACGACGCACCGCCCACGATGCGGCGGTTTCTGCGTTCCAACGCCTTTGTTCGGGCCGTGGTGGGTCCGGTAGGCTCGGGCAAGTCTTCCGGCTGCGTGGTGGAGATTCTCCGTCGGGCGGTCCAGCAAGAGAGGGGACCGGACGGGCTGAGGCGGACCCGCTTTGCCGTCATCCGCAACACCTACCGGCAACTCAAAGACACCACCCGGAAGACGCTGGAGCAATGGCTCCCCTCCGCCCTGGGCAAATGGCACGAGCAGGACTTCACCTTCACCATGCGCTTCGGGGACGTGCTCTGCGAGGTGCTGTTCCGGGCCCTGGACAGCCCCGACGACGTGAAGAAGGTTCTCTCGCTCGAGCTAACTGGGGCCTACTTCAACGAGCTCCGGGAGATTCCCAAGTCCGTCTTCGATGCCATCCAGGGCCGCGTGGGCCGCTTCCCATCCAAGGCCCAAGGCGGAGCGACTTGGTTCGGAGTCTGGGGCGATACCAACCCATGGCCCACCACGTCTTGGGGCTACAAGCTCTTCTCCGAGAATCGTCCGGCCTCTTTTGACCTCTTCGAGCAACCCGGAGGACGGGCTGCCAACGCAGAGAACGTGGAGAACCTCCCGCCCGGGTACTACCAACGCCTGACGGACGGCAAGGACGCGGAATGGATTGCCGAATACGTGGACGGCAAGTACCCATCCAGCGACCGCGGCTCTGTCTATGGCCATCTCGTTCACGCATTGAGGGCGCGCGGCGGAGTCTGCGAGTTCGCCCATGAGAACGACGGGGTTTTCGCCTTTGCGGACCTCGGAATCTCGGACAGCTTTTGCCTCTGGTTCATGCGCTTCGGTCCGAATCGGGGCATCGATGTCATAGACCACTACGAGGCCCACGGCCGGCCTCTGTCCCACTACGTGGACCTGCTCAAGTCCAAGCCCTACACCTACTCCCGAATCTTCCTGCCGCACGACGCCCGGGCCCGGACGCTGATTACCGGCTCCACGGTTCAGGACGAACTGATGGCGGAGTTTCCCGGGCTGATTTCAATCGTCCCACAGGTCTCTATTGCCGACGGGCTGCAGGCCGGGCGCTGGGTGTTCGAGCAGGAGTCAACGCGCATCCACTCCAGGTGCTCGCTCATCACCGGCCCCGAAGACATCGACGGCCTGGATGCGATGTCGGCCTACAAATTCGAGTACGACGAAGAGCGCAAGGTCTACAAGAAGACGCCGCTCCACGATTGGTCCAGCCACACGGCCGACGGATGGCGCTACCTCTCCGTCGCTGCGCGCTACTCGGAATACCTGACCCGACCGCCCGCTCCGCCCGCCGAAGTTCCGAGCGAGCCCGAATACGTCTTCCCACCCCTATCCAGCATCAGAACCCCCGGGAGGGGCAGACTGTGAGCGACAACCAAGCAGCGGACTACAAGAGGGACCTCATCGAGCAACACTCCCGCTGGGTAGTGGAGTTCGCCGCGGCGCGGAAGGCGCTCGAAGACTGGCAGAAGACCGGCGACGCCATTGATGCGGAGTTTCGCAACGAAACCAAGGGACAGACGGACCTGGACGTACGGCTCCCGCTCTTTGCCTCGGACATCAACACCATCGTCGCCATGCTCTATGGGCAAGTCCCGCGGTGCGCGGTCTCCAGGCGCTTCGGGGACTCGGGCGATGACGTGGGCCGGGTGGCCGGGGAAATCCTCGAGCGGACGCTCAATACCGACATCTCGAAAGACTCGGACACCTACGCGGTCGCTCTTCGCTGCGTGCTGATGGACTACTTCCTCCCGGGCTTCGGCAACGCCATCTGCCGGTACGACATCGGGGAGACGGTCCAGACCTCCACCGGAACGGACGAGGCCGGCGAGTCC